TGGCATTTCTTCATTTATAAATTGTTTAAGTCTAGTCATTAGATTATCCTTTAAAATCTGGTATAGGTCCATAACTTATTAAATTTGCTCCACTATCACTTAAAGTACTTCTATATATTGGTGCCATTTCTTTAAATGATAGAGTAAGTTCTGCCCTTGTTGGTACACCATTTTGATAAGGTTCAAACCATGTAGGTTGAACGGACGTTAGTGCTGTTATTACATTAAGTAAGCCTATATTAGGTTCTGTAGTCAATTTGAAAATATAAGGAAGTTTTATCCCTATACCAAGATTACCTTCTGTATCTGGAGCCGATAACCAGGTTAATCTTTTTATGGGTTCAACCACATCTTCCATAGGTTTACCGCGGGTGGATACAAGATTAAATTGCCAATTCCATTCTCGACGGCTACTATTGGTATAAACCATGGGTGAATCAACCCTTGTTTTTGATACCTTAGCTTGTCCAAGACTGCCTTGTAAAGTTTTACTAATAACACCAGTAGCTCTATTTTGAAAATTTCCAGCACCACTACCAAACATGGCTGCACCTATAGTTTTTCCCTCACCTAATGCATTTTTCATTGCCACACCTTCATCAATAGTTTTTGCTCCTTCTTGTAACTTATTAGCAAAACGGGCCGCAACGGAATCATATTCGGTCCAATCATGGCTTAATGTTTCCATCCAGGTTATAGGTGCCAAGAATTTGAAGGTATCATCGGTTCCTCCTAAAAAAATTTCTCCACCCCTTTTTGAAAATGTTGTTTGATATAACAATTTATGGGACGACATTTTTATCCATAAATAATTGGAATCTACATTACTATATGGAGCCAATGAATTTGGTGATTTATATTCTGTCATTATTTATACTCCCTTTAGAATAGTATATTTAAAGTCGCACTTAACCATCCTGATTCCGATTCATCCGTTATTTCTCTTATTTCTTTTATTACTTGTTGGCCGCCACTACCGCGTGAAGAAACAAGGGTTATATTTGTCTGTCTCATCAATTCCTTTGTTTCGTCGCTCCGTTTCTTTTCTTCCTTTTCCTTTATTCTTTTTTCTTCCGCTTTCCTTTTAGCTTGATCATGTGAAGCTGCCATTCTAGTATTTTCCATACTATTAACTGTTTCTATTGGTTTCGTAATTTCTGGTAAAGGTGTGGATGGTTTTTCCTCTTTTTTTAACCAATCAAAACCAGGAAAATGTGAGAGTTTTTTAACAATAGACATTGACCTTATTTCTGCCATCAAAGATTTTATCATAGCAGCAGGACTAGGTATTACACTATCAAACCATTCAATAATTCTTTCCCAGAGTTTTGTTACACTATTTGTAATTCTATCAAATAAAGAAACTTCTTTATCTGGGTCTTTAAATTTATCAAGAAACCAATTTACTGCTTTAACAATGGCATTTTTAATTTTTATAAAAGGAAATTTAATCCAATTCCATAAAGCATCTGCCCATGAAAGGATTTCATCAAATATATCCGTGGCTGTGGTAATTATTGAATCACCAAAGTTTTTGGAAAACCAATTAACGGCCTCAGTAATTTTGAGGTCTATGGATGCGAAAGGTAATTTAATCCAATTCCATAATTTATCAATATTAGGTTTAATACTATCAAATATATTAGGTTCTTTGGTACCTTCTTTGGATTTGAATAAAGATTCAATACCACCTAATATAGTTTTTATAATAGGTATTTCCTTTATCCAACCTATAATGGCACCAGGTAGTGAGGTTATAAAAGTTCCTATTTGTTTGAAAATACTTACCTTGACACCTTCTTCATTAGTACCAGCGGACTTCCATGTGTTTTTGATCATTTCAATACCGCCTATTATAGTACTAATTATAGGTATTTCTTTTAGAAATCCGAGAATTTTTCCCGGTAGTTCGGTTATAAAGGTTTTTACTTGTGTCCATAATACTTCGGATGCTGTTTCTTTATTTGTTCCTTCAATACCAAGTTTATTAGTTAAATAAGTTAAAGGACTTGTTATCCATAATGGTAACCAAGCCACGAATTTTGTCCATAGGCCGTTTATAATCATGGACATTTGTTGGATATTTGATATTTCCTTTTTAGCTTCCTTATCAAAACCAAATAATTTTTTTACCCATTCAAATATAGCTGTAGGTATTCTTAATACCCAATTTGTAAATGAAATAGGATCATCTTTAGGTTCGTCCCAAGGACTACTAAAACCAAATAATTTTTTAATCCATTTAAACACATTCATTGGTATCTCTTTAACCCAAGTCATAAAATCAAAATCTATTTTAGGAAATTTTATAATTATACCAAATATTTTCATACCCGTTTTTCCATCACCAGAATCAAAAATATAGTCTTTAAAAAGTTGTGACCAGTTAGGCATTTTGATATCAATACTTGGTAAATTCATTTCCATACCAAAAATCCTTATTGGTTTTGATGGGTCCGTTGGTATATCCAGGATATTATTTCTTATCCAATTATCTATATTTCTCCATATCATTGTCCAATTAGGTATTATTAAAGGTACTCCAAAAATCCTTATTGGTTTTGATGGGTCCGTTGGTATATCTAGGATATTATTTCTTATCCACATTTCTTGGTTCCCTAATATCATTGTCCAATTAGGCATTACTAAAGGTACTCCAAAAATCCTTATTGGTTTTGATGGGTCTATAGGAATATCTATAACATTATTCTTAACCCAATCATTGATTTTATCTAATAATCCTCCGCCTTTGCCTTTTTCACCATGAAGCCAATCAAAAATTTTATCACCAAGAGTAACTCCTCCAAAAAAATCAGTTATTTTTTTGTTTAACCATGTACCTATTATTAGGCCGGCGGTACCTGCCAATGTTAATAATGCCGCAATCATTGTAGGAGATTTTTTCTTACCTATTTTCCTGTCTCCGGCTTTTTCTTCTCTTTTAAAATAGTCCGCGATTCGTTGTAAGAGGTTAACTTTTTTCTCGTCTCTATCCTCTGTTTTTTTTTCTTTACTATTATTAATTCCAAACGTGGCACCAAAAATATTTTTTGTGGTGGTAAATATGGATCCTGTTATAGCCTTTATATCCGAGAACATTCCTGTTATGGATGATCCTAATATTTCATTTGTATGAGAACTAATTGCGGAAACAGCTTTGGACATATCATTTGTAACCACTTTTCCAATTTCCCTGGTACGATTTCCAACTTCGTCACCCATTCGTTTTATAAACTGTCTAAACCCTTTATTTACTTCATTTTTTTCTTCCGGCATTTATATCCTCCAACCAAAAAGTGGTTATTCCGTATTTACATATATATTTATACGAAAAAACCACTTATATATTAGATTTCTATTGATAATTTATTTTTTCATTGTTATTTTGTGTTTTGTTGCTGCTTTATCATAATCCGTTTTAACTGCTGATCCAAAATTCCATAAAATCTGAATACTAAAAAGTATAATAATTACTATAAATAACTTAAAAAATAAACCTCTTTTTAATCTCTGGTTACAATGCGGACATTTTTTAGCACCCTTAGCAACATCGTTTCCACATGCTTTACATTTTTTTAACATATTCTTCATTTCCTTTTCCTTTCACATTTTTCTTTTTATAATAACATACATTTTTAAGAAAGTAAACACTTTTTATGAAATTTTTAGATTTTGGATTTCATCCTCTAAATCCTTTTGAAGCATCGAAGTAAATATCTCAAATTCAAAATATGGCATCATTGCCGATTCACTAATACTTACTCCCGATTTTTTACTTAAATAATATTGTGTCTCTAAAATGGTTTTTAAGGTTGAAATTTCTAATAATTTTCTTAGAAAAAAAAATTATCTAATGGAACATTTATTTCCGCTTTATGCCCACATGTACATATGATATCTACCTTAAAAGTGGTCCCATAATTATTAATATCATACCAATTCCTTATTTTTTCATACATATCGGTGGAAACATTTTCTAATATATATAGTTTATCTTCTATGGATAAATTATTTTCTACACCATTAGGTGTTGTTATTTCCTTTACACCACATGCATGAGTTACAAGGGCCATCTCGGCTTGGAATTGTGGTTCATTCAAATCTTTTTTAATATGGGAGTATGCAAGTTTTTGGTCGCCTCTATTTATATAGTCAAGGGTTACAGATATATCGTCATTTAATTTGATAGTACGCTCTACATCATCGTTTTTTGGTTTAAATGGCAGTCTGTCCAAATGTATATTTTGGAGTGACTGGTTCTTGCATACTCCACAGGTATGTGAAAATTTGTATGTTTCGCCGTTTGTCTTTTTTCTTATTTCAATTAATAGGAAAAATCTATCTTGTAATTCTAATTTACCTATATCAAATCCTTCGCTTACCACAGAAGATGAAATCAAATCATCCAGGGCATCTTCTATTATGGAAGGGTCCGTTACATTTTCATATATTAAAAGTTTTTTCAGTTGTCCTGTTGTAATTGGTTTGAACTTTACAATTTCATGGGAACCTGGAAGTTCGGCCTCAAATTCATAGCAATTAACAAAATCCTTAAATCCTTTTACTGACATATTTTACTTCTCCTTTTACAGCTTTATTTCTTAATCTTAATCTTCTCTGTGACCGGGTTCAGAAGGTAGAGTTTTACGCCATTCGGTCCATTTTTGTCCTTCTCTTTTAACTATTTTTTTAATAGTTTTTATATCATTTGATGCCTCTACATTTTCTTCATCATGAAAATCATAAGTGGTCGCATAAATTGTACCTTTTTTGCTCATTTTTACTAATTCATCCCATTCTGGATAATCTTCTGCTCCGATATGTCCTTTGTCGTCCCATTCTTTTTTACTATTGTATGTTTTTTAATCCATTTTCCTGATAAATTAATCCAATCTATAGTTATTCCTTCATTTGTTATATATTTGTCAATTTTTTCTAATATTTTTGTTCTCATTTATTTTTAATCTCCTTTTTATTATCCACCCGTCTCTGTTCCTTTGATTGTATGGTATTGATAACTAAAACCAATATCAAAAGTGGCCACATCAGCGGTAGCATAATCTAGCGTTATGGCACTCATTGTTTTTGGCCATGCGTCATGTAATTCATATTCTAATATTACATTACCGTCATATCCAAGAAGTTGTATATTTTGGTTTACCATGTATATAGATGGTGCGGAATATTCATTTGTATCAACATTATGGATTTTTTGCATCCATCTATTAAAATCTCTTATTATTTCTGATTGTGCGTCCACGTTAAAGGTAACAGTAAAATCAGCAAAAGTATATTTACCGGCCATTTTATAATCATATCCTTGCCAATTAACTAAAACCTCATCTATTGTTGTGTCAGGTAAACTTGTAGACTTTACCAAATATCTTGTTGAAGATTTACTACCTATACCACTGGGAAATAAAGGAGTATATAGAAATAAATTTGCTCTAGCTCCTCCTTTGAAGCTCCCTGTAAAATCTTCTAATTTAAATCCTGTTACTGCCATATTTTTTTCTCCTTATTCATATTATTTATATTTATACGGTATTTTTCATACATCTAAACATTTTAATTCATTATATTTACAACCATCTTTTTGGTGAATTTCCTTATGGCATTCCTTACAAACCGTTATACACATATCTATATCAGACGATTGTAATGGTTCCCACCGTATACCTTCTACATGGTGACAATGTAATGATTCAGTAGATTCACATTTGGTACATTTCCATCCATCCCGTTTGAATACCATCTGCCTTAATTGTGGTTGGACTTCACGGTTTAATTCTAACCATGTAAGTCTTCCAGCCTTTACCGCATCTTCCTTCATCAATTGTTCTGGTGATTTATTCCATATCGGACAATTTTGTTTACATCCATCGGAACAATAAAAACGATTTTCACCAGGATAATTATCATTACCATTAAGCGATTGTATTCTATTTCTTACATTATATTGTTTCGGTATAAACCATTTGCCACACCAAGTACATTTGATTTCTAAGATATTTGGATCTTCTTGGTTCCTTCTTACAGGTTCACACCAAACTATTTGGTTAGCATATTCATTATAAGTTGGTATATTTTTAGAAGCATATCCGCCTTTCCATGCACTTGATTTTTCTCCTTTATGTGAGAAACTTATTTTCCTCTTATGTTCCTCAGTAAATTTTTTACCATACATAGGATGATTTTCACCACTTATAGCTCTGCTTATTTTCTTTTTTACTTCTTCGGTATGTTTTTTACCATACATTGGATTGTTTTTACCTTTCATTGTTTCGCCCATTTTTTTCTTTATTTCTGGGCGTTTTGATGGATTACCATTTTTCATTTGGCATTCCTTACAACAATATATTCCTGCTGATGCAGTTGAAGATAAAAATGATTCCTTACATCCTTCACATGATTTTTTATATACGTATGTAGCGGTTTTTTTATACCATTTGTTTGTTTTATTATTATACCTAAGTTTTTCCAGATTTTCCCAACAAATTTTCATTATTATCCTCCTTGATAGGTTTAATGAGTAGTTATATGGAGGTAAGATTAATAATCAAGGTATTAATCAAAGCTGTACAGGCTCTGTCCCTCCATAAAACTATTATATATATGGTTAATAATTAATTGTAAACTATTTATTATCCTGCCGTTGGTATTAATTCTGTAAAGGATGCCCCGGTGGCCGTGGCTATAAAATTTAATACTATATATTCTGCCGCTCTTACCGGCTTTATATATAAATCACACCAAAGTTCATTTCTGTCCACCCTTTCTGCCGTATTATTACGACTATCACAAACAACCATAAAGTCGTATATACCGCGTCTTGACCTAACATCTCTCAAGAAAGGCTCAATCATATTTATGAGTTGAAGTCTAGTAAAAGCGTCGTTAGGCTCAAATAAAAAGTATTTTGCTGAAGTACTTATTGCCTTTTCAAGCACCATAAATAACCTTCTTACATTAATCCTGTTAAATGCAGAATTTTTATCTAATAATGTTTTTTGACCCCATATAACTTTACCTTGTCCTGCAAAAGCTACAATTGGGTTTACGGCACTCTTATATAATATATCTCTTTGTCCTTGTGTTGGATTCCATGCCAATTTTCTTACACTATTCAAAATAGACCTATTTAGTCCAGCGGGTGCAAACCATGGATCAGATACATCGTCTGTATTTGCCATAATTCCAGCAACATGTCCTGAAGCTGGGATCCATCTATATATACCGTTCCATTTATCAAATACATTTAACCAGTTACCATATAATGCCGCATAACTAGTGTTTTCATTTAATGTGGTTCTTGCATAGGTACGTAGACCGGTTGCCTCACTGCCTACATTGTTTACAACTGTGGCTTTTAAACAATCTAATACAGCCATTGCATCTTTTCTGGCTTCACATATAGTAACAAGACCAGATTTTATTGTTGTAGATTTATTAGAGTCAATAAAAATATTTACATCAATTTCATCGGCATTTTGATATGATTGATAAGCGGTTAATACTACGCTGTCTTCATCATCATCATCTGTCCATGCCATATTTTGTCCACCGGCAAATTGTATATAATCCGTTTGCATCATGTCAGTTACATCTTGTTCCTTCAATGAGGCATCTATAGCCATACGAATATATTGTGAGCTATTATTTATTGTTGTTTCACAATAAATGTTATTTCCTTCATCATCTATCCTTCTTTCTTGTGTTGAAACTAAAAAGGATTCCTTTACATTATATGTTGTTAAGGCATCTTGTGTTGCGGTCTTAACTATAACAAGAAATTCACTATCATCGGATATAGGTTTATCCGCAGATAATATATCATTATATAATCCTTGTGTTATATTACAATCGGCATATGATGCCGCGGTTGTTACTTGGTCATATTTTGTTCTACCAACTAAAGCTACTTGGGTATAATTTCCCCATACTCCTCTTGAATTTGCTATCATTGAAATTGTGGAACCTGTTACAGGTGCCGCATCAAATGCTTCTTCGGTTGCATATTCGTCAGGATCCGATGAATCAAAATTTGACATAATATATGCATTTTCAGTGGTGAATGCGGTAAATGTGGCAGCAGATGTCGCTGTACCATAAGAACCGGCAAAAGATGCACTTGTTGGCATTGCTCTTGTACTATACAATTTGTTACCATATTTCAAATAACCCATTGATGATAATAAATCTTCATAACCTGTTGCCGTTGGTTCTCCAAAAGTTTCCACAAGTTCATCAATGGTTGTGGATAATTGTTGTTTTGGATATTCAGGACCTTTCCATGCCATTCTTAAAACACTGACGGCCACAGATGTGGCTACCGCAGGTATTGTGGTACTCAGATCGATTTCATTAACATCGACTAGCGGACTTAAATAAAAAGCCATTATATTTCCTCCTCCTCCTTTTTATGTAAGAAATTTTCTATCATATTTAAACATTGGTCCTTAAAATTTAACCATATTGTTTCTTCTATAATAAGGAGTTCAATATCTAATTTCTTACATTGTTCTTTTTTTATTTTATCATTCTTTATTACTTCTGGTTTATTATGCCAGTAACCACCATTAAATTCTATTGCTTTCCTCAATGATGGTATCCATATATCTAATTCTAAATTGTGTCCTGTATTTGGATTTATTATTTCTATCCTATCATTAGATATAAATTCTATATTAATACTATTTAAAAATTCTTGTATTTCTAATTCTGGTCTTGATACCGAATACTTTAACCCGCATATACCACATTTATGTCTTTTATACCAATTTGATAATAATATATGGTGTTCATGTTTCTCAGGACAGATGAATCTTATAACAGTACTATCTTCTTGGAATTCATCTAAAGTTGTTAGTACCGTATAGCCTCTTTTTTCAAAGGATTTTACAATAACAGGAAATTTTTTTGTTCTTTTATGTTCTTCGAGCTCTTTGAGTAATTTTCTAGTTTTACTCATTTGAAAGGCATTACTAACACCATATTTTTTTATACAGGTGGATATAGCTTTTTCCCTATTATTATAATTTTCATCACCATACTGTTCTAATTTAGTATTTTTGGTCTTTTTTACTATATTGATGATTCCTACTTCTTTTCTTTTTTCAAGTATAGTTTTTTTAATATCTTTTTGTTGGAATATGTTTTCTACACCATATCTATTTAAACATGTTTTTATATTTTGTTCGGTATTATTATAATTTTCATTACCATATCTTTGTAATTTAGTATTTTTACATTTTTCTATATTAACAAAGTTAGGGTCACCATACCGTTCTAATTTGGTCTGCTTCATTTTATCGGAACCGCTTATGGCAGCACATTTTCTACAACATGTTTTATAATATCCTTGGGTTATCTTTATAAAATTTGTTGGTTTTCCGCATATAATACATTTACTTTCATTTGGTCCTTTTAAATATTTATCATAATATTCTTTTCCTGATATATTATGTTGATTTAAAAGATGGGTTGATTTTTTAAATTCTTTTCCACATATAATACATTTCATAACACTTCCTCCTTATTAGGTGTTTGTTATGGGAGTAAGGTAAGTGAATAAGGCACTTTACCAAGATCCGTCGACCCTGTCCTCCCGTTTCTATATGTATTTATGTTTTTTTGTTTGTTTTTCTCTGTTTTATATAAATACTGTTAGTCATTTGCATATTCAAAAAACATACAGGAGAAATTATGATATTAAAGAAAAATAGAAATAAGCAATATAGTTTTAGGATTAATGAGGAGGAATTTAAAGCCTCAAGGTATATTAGTGGGGAATCAAATGTAAATTTACCTGATAATTTACGAAAATGTATAATGGATATATATAATAAACTTATAAAAAATGAAGAGGTTGATAGTGTTATTTATGGAGGAGGTAAAAATGATAAGTGAGGAGGAATTTGAAATGGTAAAGTATATCTATTCAAATTCCTCCTATTGATTTTATGAGGGAGATATGTTTATTAATTTTTTGGTTAAATCATCATTGGTATACTATCCTTATATTGTTGAAGAAGGTTATAGAGGACCATTTGTTAATTATAATTTTATGTGTAAATTTTGTTTGTATTTATATTGAAGCCCAAATTCCTGTTTTATCAGTAGTCCAAGTGACAACATCCTCCCCATAAGCATTTTTAGCAGTATGTTGCCGAATTAAATTAACTAAATGTCTTAATTTGCCTGCTCTCATATTCCATAGTCTTTTCTATCTTCATTAAAAATCCGCTGAACTTCCGCCGCGCTCAGTGCACGGTTGAATATCATTACTTGGGAGATTTGGCCGTTGAAAAAACCTGTTATTATTCCACCGCTTTTATAAGCGCCAATACGAAATACTTCATATCCATCCCATAGCGTAGCGGGGATTGTGCCTACTGTAGTGCTTGCTACAGAATTTCCATCGACGTAATGAGTAAATGTTTGTGCTGTTCCGTCAAACACACCCCCCAAAAATAAAAAATTAGCTTGAGCACCGTTGGCAAATACTGCTGCGTTAGTTTCTTCTCCTTGCGTATTCGCTCCATTGAGCGAAAGAATAGTATTTATTTTTCCGGTAGGTGTTATTTCTGTTCGGAAACTTATACCGTTAGCCACATTGTCTAATTTGCTATAAATTTGTTCATTGCCTGCCGGTTGCCCATCATCAGGTTTCACCCACGTCAAAACCGTGAGATCCCCTGTGAGGTCTCCCATGACCTTGTAAACCTCAAGGGTACTCGGGTCATTGGGGTCTCCTGCGCCGGTTCCTGTCCAGGTTTGCGCCGCCCCTGCGATGGTGTTTCCGATTAGAACGCCGTCTGTGCCGAAGGATGTTACTTCTTTTAAGGTAAAATTATCCACAAAAATGGTTTTGGTGTTATCGCCCGTTGTTTGCATTATAGAAATGGCGTTAAGCGCAGCTTCCCACATTACGAATCGTATCGTAGTTGTTGCTTGAGTCGCGCCGATAGTGAAATCTATGACTTCGTTTGCAACAATAGCCCCCAATAGTTCAATGCGGAAATCAGTTAATGTTGATGTTCCTTGCCAAACATCAACAGATAGTTCATACATTTTCCCATTCGTAAGTGCCCCAAATTCTGTTGCTGCGAGATCAGCACCAGACCTTCCAGCATCAAGCGTTATTTGCATTTTGCCTGTGCCATCAGCAATGACACCGCCTTCATCGCCCGTCCAGTTTACATTACCCCAAACTGTGAAGTCTCTATCATCGGAAGCTGTTACGAGTTCCGCCCCATAAGCAATCGCACTATCCGCCCCCTGATATCTCCCCACGCTATAATAGCCCCTACGGAATCCTTGAGAACGAGGCGGTGGGTGCTATCGCCTGAAGCTACTGCATATTGAGTGAGGTCAAGCCCCTGCAAGCGAATCTTCGCCGCCGTGGCTGTGGTCGTGAGGCCGGGGTATGTGGGCCAGAACGTAACGCCGGTCTCGTCGTCTATTTCTTCCTCTTGCCCATATTCGGTGCCAGTTAATGCTAATGATTTACCTGTTGTTGCCACCGCTCCATCTACCGTTGGAGTACCAACAAGACTTATTTTATTATGGTTTCCAGATAGGTCAATTAAATCCGTCCCATCAAATCCTTCAGGATGTTTTGTATCATACCAAGCAATAAGTTTCCCATACGTGGCTGGATCTAAATTAGGATATTTTTCTTCAAATCTAAATTTTGTTGTCATACCTTAATTCCCCTACTTAATATCTATTTCAATTTTTACCGCGGTACTACTAGTTAATGCGGTATCTAGATTTTCCAATCTAACATGGATTTCATTGGTCCCATCACTATCTGTTAGGGTAAAATCTTCGTTAAATTCATATACATTAACAATACCTTCATCTACGGCATGTGCATTTGTGGTATCAGAGAATGCAATTGTATCCGCATCAGTTATTGCACTTATACGGACATTTTCTGGTGTACCACCTATACATCTTATAAGAGTATATTTGACAAGTCCTGCCGAAGTATCAATGTCACCCGAAGTTGCTCCTGCTGCCCATTCTGCTGTTTTTACTTCTGAATAAGTAAGATTAAATGTAAATCTCTTAATCATAGTTGCGTCCATTAGATGTTGGTCAGTTTTATGGAATGAAAGTTGAAATGTTTCATTATGATCTGCTCCTGCATCACCATTGATATAAACACGGAGTGCACGGACAGTTACATCATCTCCTGGAAGTCCTGTGATGCTTCCAGAAAGTGTTTCACTGCCAGTATTAAACCCTGTAAGAGTTGTGGAGTATTCTGTTGCTGTTCCAAAATCTTTACCGAGGGTACTAACTTTAAACTCTTCTGTGCCTCGTGGTGCAAAGGATATGGCATTCTCATCGGTGGTAGGCGCTGATCCTGCCCCTGTATTTGCCCCGGTGGTGATTACAAAGTTTTCCTGGTCATGGGCGAAGCTGCCCCA